AGTGTCTGTTTCACCAGTTGCTGTTATCCATGCCGTTGTTAAAGCACCGTTTGCAACCCCAGCTTTTATTAAATGATGATAGTAACTCATATTAAGCAGGTTTTGTAATCCAATATTCTACTCTCGTTCCTGAAACCCATTCAGCAAATATAATATTTAATGTGGATGTTGTGTAAGTTCCAGTTCCGATTAATACCCAACCAGCTGGCACCGTTGGAGCAACTGCTTTGTTATGGTAAATCTTTTGAACTAATCCAATTTTTGCACCCGTTAAATCGTTTGTTAAATTTGCAGTTGATGGACTTGATGGACTATTCCAAACAACCTCGTAAGTAAATGATATTACAGAGCCAGTATCCGCATAAGTAATTCTTTTATAAAAAGTATCAAAATATGCTCCTAAAGTAGATTTTATATCTGCCCATCTTAACTTATTTGTAGTCGTACCAGCACTATCTGTAATCGGTACAATATCAGCATCTATAGGCGTTGTTGTTGTTGTAAACGTATCTACTAAAGTCTTTAAATTTGTAGCTGTTAACGTAGTTTGATAACCGCTCAAGTCTTGGTCGCCAGTATTAGAACCTGACAAAGTAGTAATACCTAGCTTAGTCTTAATAGTTGTAACGGTTTCGTCACCCGTGTTTGTTCCACTTGTATTACCTAACAGCGTACTTTCTGAACTTGTAATAAGTCTAGAACCCACAACCTTATCTACTTTGGTATCTAATGCCGTTTGTGTAGCTGTTGATATTGGCTTGTTTAAATCCGAAGTATTATCTACTTGGTCTAGACTTAAATCGACTTTTGAAATGTTTATGTTAATTGTACTCATGAGTATAAAGATATTAATTATTTTTTTTATTTCAGTTACTATACTAATATTTTAACTACAGAAAAGTTTAAATCCGAAACCCTTACATCTGTTTGCTGACTATTTTTGACAAATAACTCAACGTAATCATTTGTTATTAAATCAATTTGATACTGTGTACTTCCTGGATGCTCTTGATTACTTGTTGAAGTTCTAATTGTCATTTCTGAATTTGGTAATATTGTACCGTTTTTCGCTATGCCTATGCTTATATTTTGATTAGACGCACTAGCTCTTACAGCAGTGTTTACAGTAACTAAAAATGAAGTGTTAAAAGCACCTGTATAAGTTAGTCTATTACTTGAATGACTGAATTTAGAATTGTTTGAATCTGCTGTTGTTGTACCTAATGCTTTTTTCCATACGTTAACATTCACAACTCCTATAGGGGTATCTGTTGTATTGTTAACCATGTAATAAAACCCTCTAGTTGTAGTATTCGCTATACCTACACAATTAGTAAATAGTGTTTTATTGCTTGTTTGAGTAACTCCACTTATATAAGTACCCCCTCCTGAGAAATTAACAGTATCTAAAATATAACGTTCATCTGAGATTGTCGCACTCGCTGAAACGTTTAAAGAAGTTTCACCTGACAATGTAACAAATGAAGAGTAGATTATTCTAAAACGTCTACTTACTGTTAATGTACTTGCTAATGTTATAGCAGTCCCACCCGTAGAACAATCAAATAGACAGTTACCAAAAGCAATAGTTCCGATACTACCATCAAATGTCATTCCACTAGAATTAAGAAAAGCACTATCTCCCATAACAAAATTAGTGTAATCTTTAATTGTTCCAACCGTTGCACAATTTACAAAGTTAATCCCGAACCAATCCAATGCCGTAGTTACTCCGTCCCCGTCTAAATTAAATACCGTATCATGTGTAAATGAAATATTACGAATAGGCAAAGAATAAACTGAAGTAATTAAAGCAGTCGATGAATTTAATCCAGTAGATTTAATATAACAATTTTCAGAAGATGCCCCTAGTATAACTGTGTTCAATCCACAAACAATCCTATCACCTAATAAATCTACTATTGCAGTAAAGAAATATGTAATACTATCACCTAAAGTTATAATACCACTCGATGCAGTAGGTAGGTCTGATTTACTATTTACGAAAATAAAATTATCATTTGTAATACCGCCTCCAATAGCACTCACAAAATTTCCGTAACTTATTTCTGTGTTTTTTTTGCTATTACTAGAATCTCTAACTAGAATAGTATCGCTACTATCTAATGTAGTAAGTGTATCTGTAAAGGCTTGATTATTTACAAAGTTTTTCATCCTAATGTAGGTAAAGTAAAAGTTTCTTTAAATACAGCATTGAAATAAACATCAAAAGTTTCATCAGGCAAAGTGTAAGTTTCGCCACTCGTAGCCGTATAGCTAAATGTAGAATCTGAATTTATAATTAATACATCAGCACAAGCTTGATTATCCCCCGACTCTTCAAAGTCGTACCCAATCATTGGCAAATCACAAATACTATTACTATCGTACATCGTGAAAGATATAGCAAGCACCCATCCAGCACTTTCATCAGCTCCCTTTTCCAAGAATTTACTTGCAGTTGCACCACTAATCTTTCCTAAATTTTGCCATCTAGGGGACTTACTTATTACTTGGTAAATATCTCTAACAACTTGAAGAGTATCACTCTCTGTGTCGTTTAAATTGCCTTGCCTACCAGTTTTAAAGAACTTATCAGCTATAATAATGTTAATCGTGACAGGTATAGTATTCTTAGATAGTGAATTTCCCGTCACATAACAGCACATTAAAGGATATGTAACGGCACTATCTTGATTTATAGCGTTCAGAAAGTCACCCCAATAGTAAGTATTCACTTGGATGTGAGCGTCTGCAATTGCTTGTAGTTCTCTGTTGATTTGATTAAGTGTACTTTTCATCTAAAATATAAATTACTTCGGGGCTTTCCTAAGTCGGGCTTAATTCCCTCCCCTCCATCAGTTAAACAGTCGTAAAAACTATCAGGGTTTGAGAAATATTCGTAATATTCAGGGTATAAATTACTGTTATACTTCAAGTATTTGATTAATTTTTGTCTGTAATGTTCAAATTTAGAGCGAAAAGAATCTTGTAATCTATTAACTTCGCTTTCACTAGCGCCCTTTAAGAACTCATCTGACGTTATACCAGTTGATTTATTACGTATTTGATAGGTAGTCATTACAACAGCCTCTAAATTGCACCCCATTGCAAGTAATGGAGTGATATAACTATCCATCAATAGTACTTCATCAGAGTTTAAATCGTCTGCATCTATACCCTCCAACAATCTAGTGTACAAAGATGTCCCGATTATAGGCTCAATCATTGTATCCTGAACGATTCTAATAGTCGGAGTTAAGATACTATCTTCAACATTCCCATGAATTAGAGAAAGTTGCTTTAAGTTGTATGCGTTTATTAAGAATGCTGTCATATCACTTATAAATTACGTTTTGTTTCCAAAAATGTCGGCAAGATGGAGTATTAATATCTGTGTTAGGATTGTGATACCACCCACCACGATAAGACCACACGTCACGGTCAACTGCTGTGCTTATCATGTTTATTTCTTCACGTGTGTAAACCTTATCTAATCTTATTAGAGTAGCGCAAAAATCTCTAGACTTACCACCTTTCACCAAGTCGGGCGCATTTGGTCTTTTCTCGTATGAATAAACAACAGAAATTTCATCTCTTTGAATAATCTCTTGCAGTCCTCTATCAGTTACATTTCCACCGTCTAATAAACCTTTACTTTGAAGTCCTATAATGATTTTTGAAACTTCAATAGGTTTCATGTCCAAAGCCTTTACAATAGCGTCGTAACTTTCACCATTTGACAACATCGAAAGTATTAAATTTTGATTGTCAGTAACTGCAAATTTATCTTTAAAGAAACCCTCGATTATTTCTTCATCTGTTTGATTTGTAAACTCTTCAGATTTGATAATTTTAAATTCACTTTTAGAACGTCCACAACTTGCAAATAAATCTAGTATTTTACTTTCTTTATCTTCAGCTGAAAATATAGCCGTTGCCGTTGGTATTGCGTCACCACCCTCAATTGGTGAAAGTTTCGCTAAGGCTCTAATCTCATTACTAGTTAATGAAGAAAGTACTTTATTAGCTACCAATGGACTCATTGAGTTCAACGCTTTACTTACTGCATTAGTTTCGTCTATTTGAGTTTCAATTTGTAGTTTATATTCGTTAAAAGATATTTCACCAGTCATTCCGTTTAACTCCGAAAGTACAAAGTTTAAAGAATCCGCTATGTTTTTTTGTCTTTTAGCTATGTAAGTCTGTGAAAATATATTAAAATCTTTCTCTAAATCACTAGAAAATAAAGAACTATCTTGAATGTACCCGAACATTTTAGGGTTAATTACAGAGTGAGCAATGAATATCTTTTTAGAAAGTCCAACCTCCGTACTTTCATAACGTTTGTCTAAGTCGTTACCGTTCAATTGTACGATACTAGGCTCTCTATCCTTACCATCTGAAAAAGTAACTGAAACCCCACCTTGTTTACGTTTATCTGTAGCGTTTAGTTTTAAGTCGTCTACTATTTTATCAGCTTGCTCTTCACTTTCAGGGATTCCATTATTTAAACTTATAAGTGTAGAGCAAGC